ATTTTCTGAGATCCTGCAAATGTGCATTTACTCCTGCCATTTGCGCGCAGAGACAATTCTGGGGCCGCAGTTCGACAAGGCTATCTCATATTTATTAAAAGCCAAGTCCCAAGTAGATAGTCTCCCCAGCAAATAATTCATAACACTATGAACGCAAACATTGAAGTCAACCACGAGGACAAGATAATCGTAGTCTGCATGGATTGCTACCCCGGCAACACGGCACTCACGTTAGTCCCAGGGTTGGCGGCGGTGAGTTACTACGGACTCAGCCACGGCCTGTGCCAGCCCTGCAAAGCCAAACGGATGCTCGAGATTTACCGGGCCAAGCGTGCGCTCGCGGCACAAGAACAGGTGGTAGCGTGAACACGCCCTTCGTAATTGACCGCACTGCGCAACGCTGGGAGCAACTGGAATTCCGGTTCAAGCTGTTAGCAGTCGCGGCCTACTTTGCACTTTGGACCCTAATCTATAACACACTATGAACGCACCAGAAGAAATCATTGGGAGAATTCGCAAGTGCTTGGCGCTCGCGAATGGCAAGAATGCAACGCCCGGCGAGATGGAAGCGGCGATGGGCAAGGCGAAAGAAATTGCCATGCGTTACAACATCGAAATCGCTTCCATCAACATGGACAGTGGCAAGTCCGCGAGCGCAGGAATCGAAATACAGCGCACCGACGTTGGCATCCGCTCTAAGAAGGAGCAGGGTTACCACCGTTGGATTGTTACCACGCTGCAAGAGTGTTTCGGACTGCGCATAATTCGGATGAGCAGTCGAGGTGGTTACGGTGTGTCCTTTGTGTTCATCGGTGAGAAGACGGACGTCGCAATTGGACAAGTGCTTTTTCCTTGGTTGGAAGATGTGTTCTATACCACCTACTACACTGCCAAAAAGGAAGGGCAGGTGATTAGTTGTGCCGCGCACAAGAACGGTAGATACCGTGGTCTGTGCTTTGGAATTTGCGCAGTGAACAAGCGTGTCGAGGAAGAGCTGGCGAAGAAAGATGCTCAGTGCTTCGCAATGGTTGTCCGTGACAAGAAAGCATTGGTGGACCAACGCACGGAAAATGAATTCCCCGATCTCAAGAAGCGTAAATCCAATCAAAGTGCGGACGCGAACGCATTCATGCTCGGGGTGCAGAAGGGCAAGTCAATCAAACTAAACCAACTGGGCGGCGGAGAAGCCCGTCCACAACTCAGCTAAATTATGAAACACATCATCACGGAACTGAAACCAGCGTTCTCCGCTAACCGATGCGGAGCGCAATTTGAACTCACCCTCGAAGGCAGGGAAGACTGGGTGGCCCTCATTGGTGGGGAAGCAATGCCCAAGCAGAAGGCCCACCGGCTTGCGCACGACATCGCCACGTTGCTTGAATGTGCCGAACTCTACCAGGACCTCCACGCCAAGTCCATCAAGATGCAGGCATTCCTCGACGACTTGAGCAAGTCCAATCCCGGCTACATGTCGCGGCTGGTCCTACAGGACTACCTGCGTTGGGCTGAAGTCACTGCTGAGTTTCCACATGTGCTCAAGAAACTTGGTGAGCTGAAAAAGACTTGCCTTAACTCCCGCAGATAATACTGTCCACATGCGGCTGTCGAAAGCCGCTGGTTGGTGTGCAAGTGTAGTTGATTGAATTTTGTCGCCGTTGTTTTGGGTTGTAGCGCCTTGCACCGCTGCTTTCGACCTTCCCGAAACGACGGCGCTTTTTTGAACCAGTGTGATTGTAAAAATCGCCAGACGTAGAAACGCAAACTTTACCGTCCTTCAGAATGAATTGGTAAGGGACCATCGTCTTTCCTTCCGCGCTCGTGGTATGTTGGCATTCCTACTCAGTCACAAAGAAGATTGGGAGGTGCGCGTTGATCAGTTGGTCAAGCAGGGGCAGGAAGGTAAGAAAGTCATTCGGCGTGTCTTCCAGGAATTGCGTGAATTTGGTTACGCCAAATTGGTGCCAGTTAAGGAAATTAAAGGTGGTGTTTGGACAGGCAGGTGGTTAGGTAAACAGTATCTAATTCACGAGTCACCAGTGGTTTTTAGGCGACCGAACCCACCCAAAAGCGAGCCGTCGGAAATGGGTGGGGTGATAGTTCCTATAAGAAAGACTATGTCTCCGTCCCGCAGGGGCGACGGAGACCGTAAGAGTGGCTTCTTTTCAGATGGAGAGGAGATCAACCCATTTGTGAAGAAAGCCACCAACGTATTGATCAAATACCTGTCCACCACTTTTAAGATTAACCACGCCATCAAATTGAGCAGTTGGTGGCATGATTTTACATTGCTGCTTGACAGCATTGATGGTGACAAGAAAAGGTTGAAGAGTGTTTTGTTAGGCTATACAGATAAGGAAGTGAGAGAATTCAAACCCCAAGCTTGGTCGGCCCGCTCCTTCCGAAAGAAATTTCTGCAGATTGAGGCTTGGGTGAATAAATACAATCCTCCACCACCAAAGGAAGAATACATTTATGAAGTTGAGGAAGGTCGGACCTACAAATGAAGATTAGGAAGTATTCGGGTGATGAGGAGCGGATGATATTAACCGCTCTCATCGTTAACTCCACTATTCTAGGGAAGGTGGTAGCCGGACTGCCATCTGAGAAGAAGCCGTTCAACTCAAAGTGGTCCAATGTGGTGTTTAATTGGTGCCGGGAGTTCTATATCAAATACAACCGCGCCCCACGAGGAACTATTCAGTCCTTGTTCCGAGGCTATGCCCAACGTCAGTCGGACGATTCGGCAGTTGAGTTGATTGAGAAGTTTCTGTCCACGCTGAGTGACGACTACCGCGCCGTGTCCAAAGAATTGAACGTGGACTACATGGTGGACTTGTCTTCAAAGTATTTCAATCAGGTGCGTTACACCCGACTCAAAGACCAGTTGGAAGAAGCCCTGCTGCAAAAGGATCTAGAAGCGGCGAGCACGTCCATTGGTGCGTTCCATCCAGTGTCCTTCGATGCGTCGGCGGTGGTGGACGTGTTCACAGATGAAGCGGCGTGGCGAGAAGCCATCGAGGTCAAGGACGACGAGGTGCTGATTGATTATCCAGGTGACTTGGGTGACTTCTTCGGGCCACACTTGCAACGGGATGGTTTCATTGCGTTCCTTGCGCCAGAGAAACGTGGCAAGTCCTTTTGGTTGCTGGACGTAACTTGGCGGGCAATTAGGAACAAACGTCGGACGTTCTTTGTGTCAGCGGGGGACATGTCCCGCCGGCAAGTGCTCCAGCGTTTAGGGACGCGGGCGGCCCGTCGTCCAATCAATGCTGGGAAGTTCACCAAGCCCAAACGCTTGTCTCGCACCGACAGTGGCGAGGTAAGAGTGAAGTCCTCAACTGAATCCTGCGAGCGCCATATTTCCAGGGCTGACTGGGTGGCTGCCCAGCGTCGGGTCCACACGTTGACAGCAATGAACGACTCCATGTTGAAGTTGCTTTGCGCTCCTAACTCTACCATCAATGTGTCCGATATTGAACGGAGCTTGGACGAAGCCATTAAGGAGGGATGGATACCCGACGTGGTAGTGATTGACTACGCTGACATCTTAGCGCCAGAAGTAGGAGCCAAGCGGGACGACTTCCGGCACCAAACGAACGAGACATGGAAGGCGCTCCGGAGACTCTCGCAGAAATACCACTGTTTGGTGGTTACGGCGACACAATCAGATGCGGCGTCCTATGAGTCCAAGGTTATCACGCGCAAGCATTTCTCCGAGGATAAACGCAAGCTCTCCCATGTCACGGGTATGATTGGTATCAACCAAACGGAGGAGGAGAAGGGCAAGGGACTCTACCGGTTGAACTGGGTAGCATTGCGTGAAGGCATTTACTTTGAAACTAAATGTGTCACCGTTGCTGGGTCCTTAGCCCTAGCTAACCCAGCAATGAAATCAGTATGGTAAAGAAAAGGTTCTACAAAGACATGGTTCGCAAGATAACATAGGTGAACAAAGAACGGCGCACTACGCGCCAAACAGAAAGAACAAACACATGAAGATACAAAAGAAGATTGCAATCGCGTTCCTCGTGAGCCTTGGTTTCCCCAAGGCCAGTGAGTGGGACGATGAGAAGATTGTGACACGTCTCAGTCAGGTGCCGGGCCGCATTACGGAAGAGGCCATCTCCGACACCACGTTGGTTCCGACGCTCAAATCGTTGGAAGAGTGTAAGGGCAAGGGTATTGAGTTGGTGGACGACTCCGAATCCAACGATGAGGAGAAGCCGGCAAAAAAGGAGAAGAAGGGGGAGAAGCCGGAGAAGCCGGAAAAGGAAGAGAAGAAGGACAAGTCCGACAAGAAGGACAAACCGGAGAAGCCGGAGAAAGCAGCCACCAAGTCCGACAAGAAGGACAAGCCCGCCGCCAAATCGGAGAAGGCTCCCAAGAAGGAAAAGAAAGCCAAAGCCCCGAAGGTCGAGAAAGAAAAGGACTCCTACGGTTCCACGGTTGGCACCGTTCGCGCTTCCGTCAACGCCACGTTCTCCAAGGAATGGAAGGGTGATGCAGATGTGGCGAAGGAAGCCGGGGTCACATTGCGTCAGGCTCGTATTCGCTTGCGCAAGGCGGTTGGTGCGGGCATCCTCGAAAAGCAACGACTGATTCAATACCGGATTGCACCGGAGAAGAAAAAAGCTGCCAAAAAGTAACCCACAATCAAAAACTAAAAATCGAAAGACAATAAGGCGATGTTTACTGTAACCAAAACCTACCGCGATTTTCCCGCGTCACATCGTCAGCCTACTCACAAAGGGCATTGCCGTTTGATTCACGGACACAACTGGGGGTGGGATATCACCTTCGGTTGTGCCGTTCTTGATTCCAATGGTTTCGTGGTTGACGTTGGTCAGCTTGCAAGGGTGAGGCGGTTCCTCGAAGAGAAATTCGACCATACACTTTTGCTCAACGAGAGTGACCCGTTGCTACCTGAATTACGAAGGGTTCTTGAGGACGGGTTTAATGAAGCAGGCATCAAGCTTGCTAAAATCCTTCTCGTGCCAAACTGCGGCATGGAAGGCTTGGCCAAGTATGTGTTCGACGAAGTCACGTTCATGATTCCGATGTTGACTGAAGATGCTGGCCCAACAAATGAACTTGGGTTGCACGTTGTGGAAGTTACCTGTTGGGAGGATTCAAAGAATAGGGCTACCTACAAACCATGAGTGATAAGACCTACGCGGTTCACGAACGGTTCGCGACGTTCCAGGGTGAGGGTGTCCATATGGGACGCCCTGCTTTTTTTCTAAGGACATACGGCTGCCCGGTGCATTTCCCCT